AAACCCTAAAAACTATCCACCCTCTAGCATTGGCGCGGGTTAAACTATCAACCGCAACTATCAACCAACTATCAACCGCACCCCTCAAACTATCAACCGCGCGCATGTTATTTGCTCCAATCATTTAATTTTTGAGCAAAGTTCATCGCATCAATACTGCGATGTTTTTTAATTTCTGGCGCAGTTATACACTCAGGGGGAGGGGGGATAGGCTCATACAAATGGCCCTGCCAATCGTTTAACTCCATGGCAAGCTTTACGTTTTCAACCTTGGGTATCACGCGGCTAATTTCACGGCCAAACGCTGTGGCGGTGGGCAAATATCGCTCGCCATTTTCATGGCAATACTTGGTAAACGCTTTGTATAAATCCTGCGCTCTGGCGCTGGTAAATGGCACGGGTAATAGCTCACCCTCCCAATCCTCAAAAAACTTGCGCACGGGGCTTAGCCCCAACTGTATCAAGTCCTTTTTAGCCTCATTAATCAGCGGCTTGGTGTGCTCGTTAAAGTCACCCAAATCCAGTTTAAGCAGATAATCATAAAACGCAGCAATACCACCGTTATCCATTTGCGCTGCCAGTGCGTTAAAGTAAGCCTTGTCTGGCACATCGTCGCACCAAACCACGCAATAACGCCTGTCACCCATGTCGAGTTTAAGCGGTTCAATCTCGTTGGATAAAAACACCAAGTTTAAAAAATTCTTTTCCCATCGCGTGGGCATGTACATCTCACGTATCGGCACCAACGTGCCACTAATCAGCTGTTTTAATCGCCCTTTTACGTGACGTTTTTCGGCTTGGCTTACCACCTCATCGGCCACCGCAAACATCTTTTGGCTAATCCATCCCGTGTAGTTTTCTTCGATCTGCGTTTGCGTAATCACCACGGCATAACGCCCATACAATTTGGAGACAATTTCCTCCCAAAAGATGTTTTTACCCGTGCCCTCTTCACCGTGCATAATTACACTGGTGCGCATTTTGGCGCCAGGATGTTGAAACGGGTACGCCACCCAACGCAACAACCAGTCGCGCATGGCTTCATCCCCCCCGCACAAGCGCAGCAGGTGCGCTAAAATCAAGTCACACGGCCCTGCTTTACGGGAAATCTCCAGCCCAGTAAATAAATTAATGCTGTTATCAAAGTACATCGCAGCGTCTTCATCAATCACGTGGCCAGTGTAGGTAGGGTCAAACTCAATGCGCTCTGGCAATACCATTTTGCGTGATGGACTTGCCAGCCAAAACTTCACCGCATCGCCAAACAATATCCTAAAGCTCTTCATGGTCATGATGCGCTTGGCCTCGTTGTCGTAGACCGTATCGGTGCCGTAAATCAAGTAAAAATTCTCACTCAGGCGGTTAATCACCCCCCAATCAACGGGCTTTTCTTTTTTGGCTTTGGCGGGCACAACTGCACCCCCTCCCCCCTCAGGCGGCATAACGCCACCATTAAAATCGACCACATCACCCATGATTTACCGCCTCAGCGTGCCCATAATGCGTCAGCACGGGCTTTAATTGTCGGCGTACAGCCTCCAAGCCTTTGCTAGCATGCAAATCGTTAAAATCACTGGATTCTCTATCTGCCACCGCAAAAATCGGGTAAATCACATCCACTTTAGGCAAGCCTTTCATGGCTTTTTTAGCCAAGCGGATACCAGGATTGCCCTTGGTTTTCTGATCATTATCGGCACACACCAACAGCACCCAATCAGGGTGTTTTTCGCGCATCATGTGCAACACTTTTACCATATTGCCCACGTCAAACGTCACCAACACGGGCAACTTATGTTGCACCGCCATGCGTAAGCTTAAGCCCGTGGCATAGCCCTCGCACAACAACGCCAAACCACCCTTAAACGCCCCCAAACGGCAGGCACTACCGCTTTTAGCCACCCCTTTAGGAAACAGCTTAGCCCCATCGGGCTTAATACGCTGCACCCCCACAAATTCTGCAGGGTCTTGCGCATAATCCAGCATCGGCACCAACAACGTGCCATTTAAATAACGGCAGACTTCACCCTCCACGCCTTTTTTAACCAAATACGGGCTTTTTCCGTGTTTTTCGGCCTCACTCCATAGCCGCTGACTGTAGGCTTTGGCAGATTCTTTATCGCGCTGTGCTTGGGCCAGCTCGCGCTGTTCCGCCGCCTCGCGGTCGGCTTTGCGCTGGGCTAACACCTCAGCACTTGGCGCTTGATAGGCTTGCTTTTCAAACTCAAAACCATAGCGTTTGGCCTCTTTAAACACAAAGCCAATGGGCACCACCAAACGCTTTAAACTTTTCCAGACTTGCATGGCTGTTTTACGGTTAAACGCCGCATCATCGGCAGACCAATCCAACCACACATCAAGCCCAGCCGCGCCAAACTCACGTTTAAGCGCATTACCAATGTTCACCCAAACCTCACGGCTACAATTGGCAGGCACAAAACTTAACGCGCTTTGCACAGTCATTAAATCAGGCGCATTCATCGACGCGGGTTCCGTTTTTGCCAATCATCACGGCAATCGGCATCGCACCAACGCACGCCCTCTTTCACTGGGTCTTGGCATTCTAAGCAATAGCCATTGGCGGTAGCTGCTGGCGGTCTATTCTGAATAACACTCACAGCCTTGTCGCGCGCAATTTGTTCGCGTTCACTCGCTAGGTCTAATTCGTCGGCCATTACTCACCTGCCATGTCTTTTAAGCGCAACACAAACCCCGCAAGGCGCGATTGCACGTCCGCCGCCTCGCGCACCAATCCATTAATTTCCTCACACGTTAAATTGCCATCACGGTAAGCACTCTGAAAAGCCGCCGTAAACTGCCCAAGCTCAGTCACAATGTCCATAAAACCGTCGAGCAAGGCCATATCACCATGGTCTAAGTTATCGGGTAATCGCACCACAACCGTATTCAGCGACAGCGCATGCGCTTCTAAAATCCTAAAATCTTGCGTAATCTGCCCAATTTTAACCGCCTCATCAAACCGCAAATGATGGGCATCTTGTGCTGGGTTCACTTTCTTGTTTAACACATTCGCGCTCGCCCCCATACGCAATGCCAAAGCAGGCACCCCACCTGGGAAATCATGCGCCGTGTGAAAAGCTGCATCTAAAATATTCATGCTAAAACCTCCTAAATTTCAACGGCTAATTTAACGTTTATAAGCCGTATTTATTGTTATTAATCAAATAGATAATTCATTTAACACACCTAACCAACCCAACAAAAAAACCCTCAAAGGCGTAAGCCAATGAGGGCAAAGAGGAGGATAAAGCATGTATCTACTACATTTGAGCGTGAAAAAACAACCAGCACGCCCACTGGTATTGCAGCAAACCAAACTTTGGAATATTGGCAGCTGTAATTCATGCGCAAACTTTCATAAATCTATGTGGATAGAAAATCTCTATTTCACTTACTTCGTTTGCAAAATATTTACTCAAAGACTCGGCCAATTCGGGAGATGGTGTTTGAACGCCACGCTCTATTCTCGACAAATTGCCAGGGTCTATAGAAACGGCGTCAGCAACCTCCCTCAATGTTTTCTGGTGTTTTCTGCGCACAATCTGTAATGGAGTATTCATATTTTCAATTATTGCGCACCACGCAAATGAAGTCAATCACTATTTGCGTAGTGCGCTTTGCGCTATGTGCAAACTAGATGGAGAATATTTAAATGGCTAAAATTGGTGAAATAGTAAGGCGCTTAAGAAAAGAGCAAGGGAAAAAACTTGCAGAAGTTGCCGATATGATAGAAGGATATGATGCAGGCAATCTTTCACGCTTTGAACGAGGGGAACAAGAAATATCCCCTTTAAAACTGGAATGCTTAGCCAAGGCGCTCGGCTGTACTGTTGCACAAATGTACGCGATGGCAGATGGTACAGTCGTCAATCAAGTTCGGGCGCAATATAATACTAATACGCTAAATCAAGTCCCGTTAATTTCATGGGTGCAAGCTGGCGCTCACTCAGAATGTATTGATGATCTTGGCGAACATGAAATGATTGCCACAGATTTACGCACCAAAGCGCACACCTTTGCCTTACGTGTTCAGGGCGACAGCATGGAGCCAATATTCAACCAAGACATGATTGTAATCGTTGAGCCTGATATGCAAGCACTGCATGGTCACTATGTTGTGGCTAAAAATGGCGACAACGAGGCCACACTTAAACAACTCATACAAGATGGTAGCGATTGGTATTTAAAACCGCTGAACGCGCGTTACCCAATCAAACCGCTTGGTGATTCACATATTGTTGGCGTTGTGCGACAATCGATTACGCGTTTTGCATAACAGGACTAGTAATGGATATATTCACTAAGGATAACTTTAAAAAAGCCATACCAATTGCATTTGGCACCTTG